CCCGCCTCGAAGTCGGCAGCAAGCAGTGCCTCTTCGTGCCACCACGCTGCCTCACGCCGAGCCGCGCCGTCGCCGACACCCAAGCCGAGGCCAAGCCCGAGCTGCATCAGGAAAGCTCCGTGACTTCGATTGCTGCGTCTTCATCGCCCGCGCGGATCACCGCAAGATGCGTGTGGCCCGCAGGCAAGAAGCGCTGGAGGCGCTCACCCGCCGCGATGTAGTGCGAGGTCGCATCCGCCGTCACCGTGCTGCCGCCCGATTGATAGCGCGCAGCGGCGGTGGCGAATATCTCGATGACCGCACCTTCCGCAAGCGGCCCGATGCGCGAGCTGGCCACTCCAGCCGCGCCCTGATGTGCGTCACCCGCAAGCGCCGCGAGCACCGGAAGCTCGCGGCCATTATTATCGAGAGGTGGTCTAAGCGTTTTCATTGGGGCAACTCCGGCCAAGTGATGTTGCGCGGCCATCCCGGTTGAGCGGGAAGGTCGCGGAGGGCTTCGCGATAGCTGGTGATTGCAGCTTGCTCATTCTCCGAGTACCCGCCCCACCGATCAGGCAGCATAAGCACGTCGCTCGCCGCGAGCCGCGCGTCTCGCTCCATGCGCAGAAACATGCCCACCCGCTCGTCACTTGCAGGAACAGCTTGCGGAACCCCTTCCGCACCCGGCTCGATGGTCGACCAGTTCGGGGCGGCCTGCGCTGCCATCAGCGCCGTGTAGTGCGCCTCGCTCACCTCAACTGCATCGCTCGGATAGCGCGGGTTCGCGCGCGCGGAAGGCAAGGACGCGGGCCCGTGCACATCAGAAAAGAGAAAGGCTCGCTCTATAGGGCTGTAGTAAATCTTGCGCTCCATTACCGAAGCTCCCTCCATTGGCCAAATGACCCGTTCATCTTGCAATAATGCTCCGGAGGCACAACCGCCTGCATCGTGCCGCCGCCTGTGGTGGTGTTGGCGACCTCGACCCAGTTCACGTCGTCGGCAGACACCGAAAGAGCACGGGTGGCACCAATCGCGCCAACAAAGACAGAGACGATTATCGGCTTGCCCGTGGTGTTCGGATATGGCGTGTTCGCGGCGCGTGAGCCGGTTACGTCCTGCCACGCCTGTCCCCAACCGAGCGAAATGGATTTGCCCCACGCAGTCGTTGAAACCTGCGCGCTGTCGTCGTTTTGCGCCGGTGTCGGCGCGGTGGGGGTGCCGGTGAAAGCTGGAGAGGCCAGCGGCGCAAGGCCGACACGCACCTCATCAACATACTCCTTTGTCGCGGCGTGAAGATTGGAAGTCGGCGCGGCATGGAGCGTGAGGAACCCTGTGAGCGTGCCACCCGCGAGCGAGAGCTTGGTGGCGATCAGGTTGGTGATCGTCGTCGCGAAGTTCGGGTCATCACCAAGCGCCGCGGCAAGCTCACTCAGGGTGTCGAGCGCGCCGGGCGCGGCATCAACCAGCGCCGCAAGCGCGGCCTGCACGAATTCGGTGGTGGCGATCAGCGTTGAGTTGTTACCCGCCGATTGCGTCGGCGCTGTCGGGTTGCCGGTGAAGGCCGGTGATGCTTTGGGTGCGAGCGTCGCGATGATCGCCGCAAGCCCGGTCGCGATCTGGTTGCGCGCATTCGGATCGAGCGCGGTGCCGATGACGACTTCCACCACCGCCGCCAACTCTTCCTGAATATGGTTGAACCAGTCAGCATTGAGCACGGTCGGCTGCTCACCTGTGAGCACGTTGCCATCCTTGAAGCCATGCTTTCCGGCCCCAAAAAGGTCTTCCGCTTTCGTCGCTGTGTCGATGCGCTTCATGCCGCGTCCTCATAAGCAAAGTGAAAAATGGTGTGGGCGTGTTGATGCCGCCGCATCGTGCATTCGAGGTCGCTTTCGCCCCACGAGCGCAGCGGCTCGTCACAGGCCGACTGACAGGTCATCTCATTGACCTGTGTGGCGGGCGCGGTGATGAGAAGCGCGTAAGCCCATTCCGACCCATATACCGGCTGGTCGCACGGGCTTTCGCAGGTCATCGGCGAGAAAGAGGTTAGCTCGATGTCATAGCCGCGCGTCTCGGCGAGCAATTTGAAAAATGCCGCAGACTGCCCGCCCGGCATGGTCATCTTCTGAAGCAGCCGAAAGCGCCGCTGCTCAAACGTATCGCCGCCGCCCGTGCATTCATCGGGCAGGCCATAGACCCGCTCAAAATCAGGCAGGGCGAGAAGGGCGGTGTTCGGATCAGCTTCTTCTTCAAGCAGGCGGGCGGCATCATCGACGCGCTGAAACTCGCGGGCCATGGCGCGGGTGAGCTGCATCAGCCGCGTGTCAGCCTCGCGCGGCCATGCAGGGCCGACCGGCAGGAGAGAAGCTAGGGCGGCGGTGTAATCAGCCATCACTCTGCCACCCATGTGATTGTTCCAAGGCGTGCGATATGCCCTGCGGGCGAAACGATGTCGGCGGACGGCATGGCCAACTCGTGGCTGTGCTCGCCGGTCGCGGCGCTGATTGCAGCGCGCAACCGCGAAAGCGGAATGATGCCGCCCGGCTCGGCCTCGCGGACGAAGAAGTCAGCCAGCTCGGCAGTCACCGCATCGCGCACCGCCTGTTGCCCTGGGCGGAGCAGAATGGAGAGGTCAACCGCATGGGTGACCGGTGCGAAAACATGGAGCGTGGCGTGGACCGGCTTCTGCAAGTCGAGATAGGCCGTCACCGCATCGAGCGTCGTGCCGTCCGGCATGCTGCCATCCGGCATCACGAATGCAATGCCGACCGTGCCCGCTCCCATATGGAGCGGATAAACAAATACGCGGGTCTTGCCGACCACGTCCTGCACCCATCCCGCATAGTCGTCTGCGTTGCCGCCATCGGCTTCGGCCTGCATGCGCTCGATGATGCGGGCGCGCAGGCTGTCATCACTCTCTACATTCACGCCGCCCGTGATGCCGCCCGCATCGACGGTCGCAATGCTGGCGAGGCCAGCCACAGGCGCAATGAAGGTCAGTGCGGTGCCCGCGCCCGTGTTGCCGAGAGAGCCTTCCAGCACCGCAGTCACAAGAGCTTCGCCTGTTTCCGCAACGCCGATTTCCGCGTCCACATCCACACGGAAGCGCACATCGTCTGCGCGGCGCAGCTCTGTGCCAGCGGGAATGATCGTGCCAACCGCGCCTGTCAGGTCGACAAGGCCGGAGGCGGCGAGCGCCTTGCGGCGTGTGACAACCGGACGGATCAGCGCGCCGTGCCGTTCGAGATATTCGGCCTCCGCCGTGTCCGGAAAGCGCTGCTCGAAGATCCATTGCAGGTGGCCGTGCAGCTCATGTGCGAGGATGGCAACGCCACGCGAAAGCGCGCGTTCAACGCTGCGCGCAACACGCGGGTCGGCAATGCCGAGCTCTGCCTCGATCTCGGCGGCAACACGGTCGCGCAGTGTGGCGATGGAGGGACGCGGAAAGCTCATGCCGCGGCCTCGCCAAGCTGATAATTGAAATCGAAGGCGACGACATCAGCGCCGCGCGTGATCTTGACCGTGATGCGGAGAAGGCCGCGCGCGACCCACGCCGCGTCAACTCCGACATGAGCCGCCATGCCTTTGCGGATCAGCCATTGCAGTGCCTCGGTTGCATACTCGACCGCGCGGCGGCGCGTCTCCTCGGTTTCTTTCTCCCGGCGGAGCAGCCAGAGGCGCGAGCCATAACGGTCGCCTTCGTCATCGAGCGCATCACCCACCCAGCCGCGCCGGTCAGCGGCGCCATGGGGCAGCGGATCGTCGGCCTTCGCGCGACCATCCGTGAAGAGGGAAAGCAATACTGGCGTCAGCAGGCCCGTGTCGTCGTGAAGGCCATTCGGCCCGACCACAACGTCGCCTGTCAGAAGCTCGCTATTCCAATCGACGCGGATCATCACATGCCATCCGATGGTGTGCCGGTAGTCCCGCCACTATCGCCCGGATGGCGGTGGCCATTATAGACGGAACGCATTCCGTCCATCGTCCGGCCATCACCGTCGCAGCGGTCGCGGATATCGCCGGTGACTTCGAGAAGGTCAGTTTCAGCACGCACCTTCGGCGTGTTGGTGATCGTCACCGGCTTGCCGCCGCCATTGATGACGATGCCGTCGCGCGTCAGGCGGATCGACTGACCCTTATCGTCATAGACAATCACTTCGCCGCGCTTCAGCCCGCGCGGTCGCGCGTTCCGATCCTCAACCGCAATGACAATCGGATGGTCACGATTGCCGCCCGGAAAGATCGCGACGGCGGCACTGCCTGCGGGCGGGTGAGATGAGACGCCGTAATTCTGGATGCGCGTCGCATCATCGCGCGTTTCACCATGCAGAAGCGCGAGCTGGAGAAGCTGATGCTGGCCGCTATCGTTGACCAGCCGCACAACGGCCTTGGCGACCATCAGCATGATGCGATCTGAAAGTCTGCTCATGGCCACACCTTGCTCCAGTCGTAAGCCGTGCCACCACCACCGCTGCCCGCCGCATCCGCTTCGGTTTCCTCGGCCTCCGCAATCACCGAATAGGCGCTCGGCGGCGCAACATCCACCGTCGCCTCCTTGCCGCCCTCGACGGTCAGCACAAGTTCAACGGCTGTTGCCACCAGCGTTTCGCGGACGTTGAGATAGTCGTCCTCCACCTGCACCAGCGTGTTCGGCTGCCACAGCTTGCCCGCGTCATTCCTCCAGCCCGCCAGCGTGTAGCTTGCCGAGGTGGCGCGACCGCGCGCGACAGCCTTATGCCAATCCGCCCGCTCCTTGAGGCTCTGCCCCTGCGCGGCGTTCTCGCCAACAATCACCGTGGGGCGGTAGCGCGGCACCAGCTCGTCATGTGCTGCCGCTGAAGCCTGCATCTCGCTTGCGACATCGAGGCCGTCTGATGCTTCCGCTTGGCTGCGAAGAATGATCTCGCTGAAACAACCCTGCATGGAGAAGAAGCCCGTCGCGTTCTTCGCGTTCCGTCCAAGCGCGATAGCGCCGCCATCACCGCCAAGGCCCGCGCGCGTGAAGATCAGGGTGCGGGAAGCATCTGAATGCGCCAGCACTGCGCGGAAGCGCATGGCGCGCTCTATGGCCGTCCAGACCGTCTCACCCGGCTGAATTGCAAAGCGGGCGAAGGGCGCGCCGACATCGCATTGCGTGGTCACAGCCAGCCCATAGGGCTGGAGCAGCCGCTGCGCAATTTCGTCAAGGCGCAGATTGCGAAACTCATAAGGCCCGTTAGGCGATGCTGCACAATCGACAATATCGGCGAGCCAGTCGCGGCCTGTGACCACCACGTCATGTAGCTCGGTGTCATAGCTGATCGCGACATCATCAATGCCGCCTGCCGCGATGACCTCTCCGCCCACCGCAAGCTGATAGGCGCTGCCCTTCGTTACTGCGCGCCGCACATCCGACCCGGCCCAGCGCTCGGAAAGCGAGAGTGAGAAAGCGGAGGTGCATTCATCGAGCGCGCGGCGGAAGCGGAACTCTTTCCACCCTCCGAAGATCAGGCCATCCACAGTCAGCGTGATTTCATCAGTCATCGCCAAGCACCTCGATCTCGCGGCCACCTGTTGCAAAGCCCGGATGGCGCAGCCCGTTCCGCGTGGCGATTTCGGAGGCGCGATCAAACAGGTCGGTGAGGTTGTCGCCATCTTGGGCATAGGCGAGCAGCACGGAAGAGCTGGTTTGCGCAGGCGTGAAGGTTTTCAAGGCAGGCAGGCTGACGGCGCGCGCGGCGGTGTCGTTGAGAACGGCCACGCGCAGCGAAGTAAGCCCGGCCCAAGTCTGGCCGCCCTGATCGGCGGAGGCATCTGCGAGGCGGCTCAAGGCATCGCTTGCATCGTCCCGCCAGCGTGCGGCGTCCGTCTTGCTGGACCACCCCTGCGCGGCGGCATTTGAAACCGCCGTCACGGCGGCGGCGACCTCAAGCAATTGCACCACGCTCGCTTCATTGGTCGCCATCGCGCGGCGTGAAGGTGTGGTGGCGGTGATGTTCGAAACGGCCAGCACATCGCCGGAAAGTCGCAGCAAGGCGTAGGCAGGCGCGGCGCGGTGCGCGACAAGACCGACAAGCGCGCCTGCAAGACCCGGCACATCGGCAAGCTGCGCATCGCTTGGCGCGGCGAGGCGGGCGGCCATTTCCTGCACGGCACCAAAAAGACCAGGCGAAACGACCGGGCGGAAATGCGCTTCCACCATCGCCGCCACTTCGCTGATCTTTTCACGCGCCGCCGAGATCACGGCGGCGGGCTGGCCGATGGCGCGGAAGCCTGCGGCGAAGTCGGCCTTGGCCGCCGCGAGCGTGAGCACGCCCGCCTTTTTCAGATCACCAAGCGTATCTTGCCGCTGGCTTGGCTGTTCGGTTTTGCCCGCGCGCTCGAATACAATGGCATAGCGCAGAACGCGATGCTCGCCCGTCGAATAGCGCACACGCACTGGCTCGCTGACGACCGCGTCGAACTCGCCATAGATCGGGTGGACGAGCCGACCGGGTGTCTTTTCGGCAAGCGCCGCATCAAAGGTTGCGGCCAGCTCATCAACGCGGTCGCCGATCAGAATGGCCTCGACCTGATAGGAGCGAGGGCGCGAGCCATTGAACTCGTGGGTCGGATCGTCCTGCTGCGCGAACTCGTGGCGAATGACACGTGGGCCGAACTCATGTGCTGCATCGAGCACATCGAACGGGACGCCGCGAAAGCTGGCCGGGCGGAGATTGCGGAAGCTCATGGCATCACCTTTCCGGTATCGACCGATAGGGGCACGCGCGGGTTTGCCGCTGCCGCTTTTTTCACGCGCGGCTGGCCCTCGGCATCAATGCGAATATGCAGCTCGCCGCCGACCTCGTTGCGGGCATGGACGGGCACAGAGGCCGCGCCCGTCGCGCCGTGGGCATCTGCGGGCGCAGGCGCATCGTCGCCACCGAAGCCGAGAAGACGGCCCGCACCTTTGGCGGCGGTGGAGAGCAGGTTGATTGTGCCGAGGATGGGTGCGAAGAGCGCTTCGAACCAGTCGCCCCATCCGGCAAAGAATTCCTTCAACCCGTTAAACGCGCGTTCCAGATCGAGGGTGAAGACGCCGACGACGAAATCAACCAGCCCGCTCAACATGCGTTGAACGGCTGCGAGCGGCGCAAGCAGTGCTTTCGGCAGCTCGGCAAACACATCCTGAAGGTGTGTGAAGGCCGGACCGAAGAAGGCAACGAGCGTGTCCCAATTGCGCCATATCGCATAGGCGGCTGCAGCAAGGGCCGCACAGGCCATCACAACCACCCCAATCGGGTTGGCAGCGAGCACAAGGTTGAAGGCCGCCATCACACCATAGCCCGCGCGCAGGGCCGTAAAGAGGTTGCCGAATGCCGCGACGACACCGCCGATGGCGAGGCGCGCAAAAGACACAGCCGTTACCGCCACGGCCTTTGCAAGCCCGCCAATGGCAAGCGTTGCGCGGATGACAGAAACAAGCAGCCGCCCGCCAAAGATGACGCTCATGGCGAGCAGCAGCGTGTTTGCCGGGCCGATCAGGCCGGAGACAAATTCGAAGGCGGCAATCAAAGGTGCCATCGCGGCGGCGGCGCGATCAACGACTTGGATGAGCGTCTCGATGTAGCCCGGCAGGCGCGCGATGAACTCAACAACCTTGACCTGTATCAGCTCCTGATTGGCGACGATCCACGCCTGCAAGCGTTCGATCAGAGGGTTGATAACCGGCAGAAGCTGCGAGCCTATTACGACGATAATGCCGTCGAGCGTGCTGCGCAGGCGGGCCATGCCTCGCATGAAATTCTGACTTTGCCGCAGCGCATCCTCCGACAGGACGCGGCCAGAACGCTCGGCTTCGTCGCCGAACTCGCGCAGCGCCGCCGAACCTTGGTTGAGAATTGGAATGAGCTTTTGCGCGGCACCGGCGAAGAGCTTGTCAGCGGCCTCGGCTTTGCGCGCATCGTCGGGCATCGCGGCGAAGCGGTCGGATATTTCAGCGAGCAGCACGGAAGTCGATTTGACCTTGCCCTGGCTGTCCAGAATATCAACACCAAGGTTCTTGAATGCCTTCTGCGCATCCTCGTTTCCGCGCACCGCTTCGACAGTGCGCTTGTTCAAGTCGAACAACCCGCTTTGCAGCTCTTCAGCGGCAATGCCGTTCACTTCCATCGCATAGGCGGTGCGTTGCCACTCACGCGATGACATGCCGGTGACCTGCGCCGCGCGGGCGGCGCTGTCGCCAGCCTTCGCAGCGCGCATCGTGAGGGCAAGCAGCGCGCCGCCCGCTACACCTGCCGCCGCCGCGATGCGTGTTGCCATGCGGCTTGCCTCGCTCGCCACGCCTCGCATTGTGGTGCCGACGCGGCGAGCCGATGCCGTGATGCGGTCGAAACCCAAGTCCGCATTGAGCCGTTTCGCCGATTGAGCGATGCGGCGCGCAGGGCTGGTGACACGGTCGACCAGCTCCATCAATACGCCGAGTTTCATCATCGCTCGTTCTCTTTGCTAAGCCGCGCCTGCCAGCGCGCGGCGCGGTCTGTCCAGAAGCGAAGCTGGGCTGGTGACCAGCCCTCCCAATCGGTCGGGTAACCGAAAGTCCCTGCGACCAGCTCTAGCGCGGCGAGCCAGTCTTCAGGGAAGTAGGCAAAAAAGCCTCGACGCACTCCTGCAGCCGGACGAAGTCAGACAGGTCAAGCGTGTCCACCTGCTTCTGTGTGAGGCCCGACATGCGCGACATCAGCGTGCGGATCATCGCGCCCGCCTTGCTCCCGCCGGCACTATCATCCATCGCAGCGACAAGGTCGCCAGCGACCAGCTTGCGAGGGGTTATGGTGGTTATCTCCTGCACCACTTCGCCGCTCTGCTTGCCTTTGATCTGGATCGGCGCGACCAGATCAAAGGGCTTGAGCGGATCAAACGCCGCTTCGTCCGTGGCGTCATCTTCTGCTGTTGTCTGGGCCATGTCGCTCATCAGATCGTCTCCTCGGCCGGATCACCATTAATGACGATGGTGACTTCGCCGCCCGCGCCATCCTTCAGCGTCGGCGTATCGACGCGGAAGGCATTCCGGATGACGTAGGACTGACCGGTGTCGCATTCGAAGATGACGGTCGCGTCGCGGAGATTGCGGATCGTCTCAAGCGACTGCCCCGCAGCGAGCGGTACCGTGCAGTTGAGGACGGCGGGCACCATCTCTTCGGAAAAGCCGACGCGGCGGCCTGTCGTGATCGGGTTGCGCTTGATGCCACCAAGATCGAGGGTGGCACCGGGCACGGTATCGTACTGCTCGCCATTGGCCGAGATCGTCGCCCGGCCTAGAAACTGATTGGACATGATCGCTCCTTAAAGAATGAACTGGACCTTGCCCGCCATCACGCGAAGCTGGTTGATGAGGTGGGCGGGCACGAGGATGTTCACGCGGTTCGGATCGGCGCTCGAGATTTCAACCGTGACGTCGCGCTTGAACTGTTCGATGTCCTGAACGAGCCCAAGCTCCATCCAGTCGCCGAAGAGCGCGATCAGCTCCGCGCGGATCATGCGCGGCGTGACGACATTCGGGCCGGTGCTGCCATCCTTGCCGAGCTTCTTCCGGCGATAGCGGGCGGCGAGGCGCGCGCGCATCGAGAAGCGCAGATAGGAGAGTGTGCGCAGCGTTTCGGTGTCGAGGTAAGAGCGGTCGGCAAGCCCCGCGCCATCGAGGCGGTAGCCGGTGATCGCGCGCTCCAGCACCACTTCGCCAGCGGCGTTCACCGTCCATGTGGCGATGCCGTTATGAAGCAAAATGTCGCGTTCTTCGCGGCGCGGGCGTGCAGGCCCGGCAGGCGGCTTGAGGCCCGTCAGCACGATATCGCTGACCGGCTGCGCGGGATCGACCTGCGCGGCGAAAGTCGCGGCACCCGCATATGCCGCCGCCCATTCGCAAGGCACGTCCACCGGCCCGACCACGCCGAGCGTGGAGACGAACTGACTGTTCCGGCCCGCGCCATAAGCCGAAAGCTCGCCGAGCGAGCCTGCCGTCGCCGCATAAGCGATGCCGTCCACCATGCGCAGCGGTCCCGCGCGCAGCTTCAGCTCACCTTCCAGCGCCGTCATGTTCGCAGCGTCGGTGTAAGGCGTCACATAGGTGGTGTGCCACGCATCGCCGAGAAGCGCGAAGGCATCGGTGATATCCGGGTTCGTCACGCCACCCGCCATCGGCGCGAGTGTGAGAGACACACCGGCAGGCAGGGCCTCGCCATCATAATAATTCAGGACCAGCGGAATTGTATTGCCGACAAGCCCCTTGTTCTTCGCGGTCAGAACAACCTCGGCAGCATCCTCCGCATCCACGGCAGCCGTCACCGGCAGGATGGTCGCGGCGTTGATTGCCGCGATGATGGAGGTCGCAATCTGTGCAGGTGTCGCGCCGGACTGGACGCCGACGCGCACCACATCGCCGCCAATGTAAAGGTTGATCGCGCCGGAAGCTGAAGCACCCGACGCAACCGTGATCTTGCCGGTCGCGGCGACCGAGGCGGCGGCGTCCGCAAGAAGAATTGCATGAAGCTCGGTGGTCGGGTTTACGCGCTTCAGCGCGCGGATCATGCGGTGGAGCATCGAGCCGCTGCCCGCGACCTGCTCGGCCTGTCGCTCGTTGAAAATCGTCACGATGCTGTCAGCATCGCCCGTGCCGCTGGCGATGATCTGTCCGAAGACAAGAATGCGATGCGGCATGATCGCGGCACCGCGCACCGCATGGCTGTTGTCAAACTCAATGAAAGTGCCGGGCGTCAGAATGTCGAGCGGGATGCCCTCAAAAGAAATATAGCTCATTGCGATTTCGCCTTTTTGCGGTTACGGGCAAGCGCGGGATCGGTCGCTGACATTTCGATATCGCCAGCCGCTTTCAGCCTGCGCCAGTAAGATGCGTCCTCAACCGGCATCCAGTCCGCCGGAAGCTCTTCCTTCGTCTGATGGTGATTAACCAGGCGGCCTTCTACAGGCCGCACCCAAATGGTCGGGCGGGTCATTTGTCCAAATCCTTCAAGTGATCGGTGGCGGCGGCATCATCATCATCCGGAAGTGCCGGGCCGGTTTTGTCGCGCGGCGGCAACTCCCAATTCGCATGCGCGATCTTGAGATCAGCAAGCGCCGCTTCGGCAGTGCTACGTTGCTCGACATGTTCGGTTGTCAGCCCAAGCTCGACACCGTGACAGAGCACACCGCCGAGCATGTAAGGCGCGGAGGACAGGAGCTGCAGGCCGACCGGAAAGCCCGCGCCGCCTGCCGCATCATTCACCACGCCGCCGAGCGTCAGGTCATCGGCGAAGACGGCGCAGGCCGCATCAACCAGCGCGTCCGCAAGCAACTCGCTTTCGCGCTCGTCAATCAGGGAAATGAAGCCGCGTATCCGCCAGTCGATCGAGACGGTGTCGCTCATGCGCGAAATCGCGCTGCGGCGCATGGCGGCGCGGCGGACATGCCACCCACGCAGATTGGATGTGCCGTCCGGCGCATCCGCAAAGCGGTAATGCTCGATCATCGCAGCGGCGTGTTTCGCATAGCGCTCGAAAGCATGGACGCGACCGATGCCCTCGACCGTCGAAAGACGGGTTACGATGGCGGCGCGGATCGTGGCGCTGCTTGTCATGCCTTGTCCTTCATGCGCTGGATGGCGCGGCCCGCGCCTGCCTCGAAAATCGGAACAAGATGCGGTTCCACCGCAGCAAGGCCGTCGCGGAACATATGCGCGCCTTCCGTGCCGTGCGCCGCGATTTTGAAGCGGATTGCCTGGGCAACTTCTTGCGCCTCATCGCCGCGCTTGTTGAGCTTGCGTTCCACCCAATCGATCAGCGGCTCAATGGGTGCCCAATGCGGCTTTGTGCCATCTTCGACAGGCGCAGCATAAGCAAGGCTCGTCACCACGCGACCGCGTACCGCATTGGCGGTGATCTCCACCGGCATCGCGCCGATGCTTTCGCGCAAGGTCGCTGCGCCGCTCGAAGGCGTCCGCTCGCGGATCTCGCGCTCGGCATACATGGACGCCTCGACCATGCTGATCCGGACCTCTTCCAGAAAGATTTCCGGGCAATCGGCAAACGCAGCTTCGATGGTTGCGGAAGTGGGTGAGACGTTGAGACTCATCTGCGTCGGCCCCTGCCATTTGTCACACGCCGCCCGCCATCTGCCGCCGTGCCCGGCATGGGCACCGTGACAGATGCCGCCTTGAGGCGCTTGGGGTCGAGGCCCAAAATGTCGAAGTAACGCTTGCGCAGGCGCTCACCCCGCTTCGCATAGCTTTCCGGCTTGCTGGCGTGGTTGACGGTGTCGGCCAAAATGGTCGGCGACGCATCGCCTGATGTTTCCGCGGCGAGCTGATCGAAGAGAATGGCGGCGGTATAGCTGACCACCGCCTCGCGGTCGCTCGCGGGTACAGTGTCGCGCTCGATGCTGACGACATGTGGTGAGGCGAGCGTCAGGCGGACTGTCTCGCCTGCCGGAATGCGATTGCAGAACAGCAGGTCCGGGCCGTCCGGAGTCTCATAGCGATAGTAATCGCTCGCAGGCAACGGGCGGCGCGAGCCAATCGGATACTCGACCGCAAGCACTGGATGCGGAGGGTGCGGCAAGCGGGCGGCGGCTGCCAGCACTTCATCCACAACTTCGCGCCTCGGGCGATCCTTGCCATATTGCGCGAGCGCGAGGCCGAGCGCGA